TCTGTTCCGAACATGTAAAGATCCTGTATTGTCCTGCGGGTTGTTTCTCATAGATAGACCTACCTTGCCCGTAGATGCCAACCAGATGAACATACTTATGATTCGTCGCAAGGACAGCATGAGTTTCGCTGAGTTCATGCGAGGCAAATACGACCCGACGAACCTTGAATATTTGGGCACACTGTTTCGGAACATGACCATCAAAGAGCAGGGGTTGATTGCCTGCGAACCCTTCGATGTCATTTGGAAACAACTATGGGGTGACGACCGAAATTCAAGCGACTATCCTGTATCTCGCGACAAGTTTAACAGTTTGAACCGAGTCCAGTTGATGGCAAACAACTTGTCTCCGTATATTGAACCCGAATGGGGATTTCCAAAGGGTCGTCGTATGCGCGCCGAAACCGACCTAGACTGTGCCATCCGCGAGTTCAACGAGGAAACCAACATACCCCGCGAGGCATACGTGATTCTACGGAACATTGCTCTTGAAGAAACCTTTATGGGTCTCAATGGCGTGCGATATCGACATGTCTACTTTGTTGCTCTTCTCAAGCGCCCAGAACTCATCAATCTGACACAGCGTTTCACACCCATGCAACGGAGAGAAATCTCCGGAATCGCATGGAAGACATTTGCCGAGGCACAGGCGCATGTTCGCCCCCATCACGTTGAGCGCATGGGCATGCTGAACCAACTCAAGGATGTGGTTGAAATGTACGAGACGGAATAACTAACCCCTGAACTTGAAACCTGCTAGAAGAACTGTCAGCATATAGGACACGGTCGAGATGATGAAGATCCACCACCACAAGGGGAAGATGGTTGCTTCTTTTTCAGTCGTGCCGAACGGACGAATACGTCCCTCTCTTCCAAACGCAACACTGGGTTGGAGATAGAGGAACCCCGCCATCAAAAACAGATAGATAGTCACCATCCACATGCGATGGTTTTTGCGAGTCAGCGGTCCCATTATCAAATCGCAACGAAAAACAATGCCGTATGTTCTCCCCAATCGAAAGGCGTTTGCCGATGCTATCACACGAATCTTCCTCAAATACCCCCGCCAACCTGCCGACCAAGAAGACAAGGACACCGATTTGTGCTTAGCAAGAGGCGCTGGCGCCCGTGAGTTGTTGCCGCATCAGAAGATTGTTCGCGATTACTTGAGTGCCGAGACACCCTACCGCGGAGTTCTGGCCTATCATGGTCTCGGGTCGGGTAAGACATGTACGTCCATTGCGGTCGCCGAGTCCCTGCTGTCGACGCGCAAAATCTTCGTCATGCTCCCTGCCTCGCTTGAGTCCAACTATCGTGGTGAAATCCGCAAGTGTGGCGACCCCATTTATGCCTACGACCAGCACTGGCGCGAACAACCCGTGACGCCTGAGTCTCGCACGGAAGCCAAGAAACTGGGTATCAGCGATACCTTTCTGGACCGCAACGGTCGCTTCTTTACGACGATACCTGGGCAAGAACCCAACTTCAAGAACCTTCCCAAGACCGCACAAGATGCGATTGGTGCGCAGATTGAAGACCAAATCAACCAGCGATTTACCTTCATCCGCTACAACGGTTTGTCTAGCGCCAATATAAGCAAGTATGTCCCTACAGATGGTTCAAATCCGTATGACGAGAGCGTTGTCATCATTGACGAGGTTCATAACTTCATCAGTCGCATCGTTAATGCGTCTGAGATAAGTCGCAAACTCTACGATGTCATCTACCGGGCGAAGAACTGCAAGGTGGTTGCGTTGTCGGGAACACCGATTATCAACCGACCGACCGAGATTGCCTATTTGATGAACCTCTTGCGTGGACCGATTGAGCGATTCACCATCCCCGTGAAATCGATTACGACATGGGACGAGGAGAAGATGACGAGTGTGTTGCGTGACGTGCCCGATATGGATACGGTCGAATACAACACCGTCCAGAAGTATTTGCTGTTAACTCGAAACCCACCGCAGTTCCGCAGCGTCTACAACGACAAGGGTGAGCGGATTGCGGTTCAGTATATGAAGGATATGACGTACATTCGCGACGCGAAGGAGTGGGTGATGTCATGGAAGTCCAAGTTTGAAAGTGATGTGGGTGGTGCTGAACTCGATACAGAACGTATCAGTGTGGAAGAACTGAGTTGTTTACCCACGGACCCTGAAGAGTTTGCCTCTATGTTTTTGGACGGACTCAGCATCAAGAATGGTCTGTTGTTTCAGCGGCGCATTCAGGGGTTGGTCTCCTACTTCAAGGGTGCCGACGAACGCCTCCTTCCGAAGCGAGTTGACGATGAGAAGACACTGGAAAAGGTGGAGATGTCCAATGAGCAGTTTGGTCGCTATCTCGATGTCCGTTGGGAAGAACTCAAGGGAAGTCGTCGCAAGACCAATGTCGATACCGCAACAGATGACGAGATGAAGTCGTATCGCGTGAAGTCTCGTTTGGCGTGCAACTATGCTGTGCCACCTGAACTTCGCAAGGACGACAAGACGCTGGAGAACGAAGACCAAGATGACGAATCCTCCAAAGAAGCTATCCTCAATAGATTGCGCGCAGACCCGGGACGCTATCTGTCTCCCAAGGCACTGGAAACCTTTGGACCTAAATTGGGTCGCATGTTGAAGAATGCAACGGAAGCATTGGGCGAGAACTGGAACAATCAGTTTGTCTACTCCAACTACCGTCAGTTGGAAGGATTAGGTGTATTCTCTGCTGTGCTGGATGCCAACGGATGGCAGCGCTACAAGATTGTTCAGCAAAACAACCAGTGGGTCGAAGACCCGGCGTTGGACCCCGCAAAACCCGCCTATGCATTCTACTCAGGATTGGAAGACCAGAAGGAGCGCGAATACATGCGCCAAATTTTCAATGGAAGTTTCAGCGATGATTTTCCACCGAGTCTCAAGGCATCCATTCAGGGTCGGGACAAGAAGATGCTCTGCCTTATCATGGCATCATCGGCTGGAGCAGAGGGTATCACATTGGAGAACGTGCGACACGTCCACATTATGGAACCACACTGGAATCCCGCTCGCCATGACCAGGTGGTCGGTCGTGCGATTCGTATTTGTTCGCATGCTCGGTTGCCGATGGACCAGCGAACGGTGCGTATCAGTTTCTATGTGAGTGTCTTCACGGAAGAGCAGGCAAAGTCCACAGAAGGCGCCAACAATGTCGTGCCGATTCGCAGAAACGATACCGAGACCAAGCGGTATGAGGGCGAACCGACACAGGTCTTCATGAGCACGGATGAATACCTCTACGAAAAGGCGTATGAAAAGGAGAAGGTCAACCAGCGCATCTCTACACTCCTCAAGCAGGCAGCAGTGGATTGCGAAATCCATCGCAAGTTTCACAGTCGTGAAAGTCCTGTGTTGACCTGTATGCGTTTCGACAGCACAACAACAGGCGAAGACCTTGCATTCAAACCAAATGGAAAGACGGATGTATTGGATGTTACGTATTTACGCAACATGCAGCGCCGTCATCGGAAGTTACAGAAAGTTGCTATCAAGCAGATGGTTTTTTTGATTGACCCCGAGAGCAAGGAAGTCTATGACGGTCCTGCGTTTGAAGACAACGAACGTCTCATTCGTGTGGGTGAACTTGTATCCAAGACACAGATACGGTGGTTGCCCGACACTACTTACCCGCTGCCGTAAGAACATCCTCTAGGAAGGAATCGCACACCGTCGCCCAGCTGCGGAAATGATAGGAGTTCACCTTGCGCTTCTTGTCTTCGAGCGTATCCACCATCCGTTCAATCGCATTGGCAGTTTCTTCGGCACACACATTCGGGGCATAGAATCCAAGCGGCATACCACCGGCAAAATACACACGGTCACCCGGTTTGATAAACTCAGCAACCTTCTCGTCCATAAAGGTACGGTAGGTTCCTGTGTCCACTACAATTTGGGGTGCACCCACATACATATGCTCCAACTGACAGAGACCAAATCCCTCGCCGTCTGCTGTATTGATACCCACATCTGCAGCGTTGTAAAGTTGGTTGATCCCATCGTCAAGAAGAATATTCGGCGGTGCTGAATCCACAAGAATGAAGCGTCGGTAGTAGGTCTGAATATCCAAACCAGCGTTTGTCAGTTCTTCCATGAGGATACGCGATACGTCGTAGTATGCACCGGTCTGTGGATTCAAACCCGTGACAACGATACCATAAATCGGGGTATTCGGGCGTCTCTTCATTGCACGAACAAGACCTGCGATAGTGATGTCGAGGCGCTTGCGCTCGCTGTTTCGATTTGCATTCAAGAAGACAATTCCATCGTCGGGAATGTTGAGGTTCTTGCGAATCGACATGCGAGTTTCCTGCGGAATTGTAGTGAACATCGTCGGATCCACGGCATGTTCCAACACCTGGACATCGGGAACATTCTCATACTTCAGATATACATTCTTCCAATGCTCGGTGAAACAGTAGATACGATCTGCATGCTCGTTCATAATCTTAATCAACGCTGGTGCAATACCCTCGTACACCTGGTCAACATACAACCACAACTTATACGATGACTTTGCCCTCTCGTGCTTCATTGACTCGATAAACTTGCAGATGATAAGAGGGTCGTTGTAAATCATCACAACATCAGGGTTTACCATATCAAGGTATTCCTGAATCTTGTTGAATCCAAACCCATCTTCCTTCGGGTCCTCGTTCGCTGCTGCGTCGTAGGGAACAACGCCCTCCGGAACCTTGCGAATTCCCTGACGACCGGGGTGGCGTTGAAATCCAAAGTGAAAGGTCTTGACTTTCGGTGAGAGGGTTGCGAGTTGCTTCAACATGTTGTAGGCGACCTTTGAATACCCAGTTGTTTGGTCTACGTGTGTGCTCACAAGTGCGAACCTCATTTGTAGTATTCCATAATCTCTCGTATAAATGATAATGCAAATTAACTCGGCACAGGACTATTTGACAAAGTACAAGCAGCGCATCATTGCGCGAACCTATCACGTGACGCCTCCGCCGCAGTCGCGCAAATACAACTACGTATACACCGCGGCAGTTGCCAACGGAGCACAACAGCGTGAGCGTTTTGTCGCTGCGTTTCAAGGCGCAAATGGCGGGGCAAGTGGGGGTGCGACCTTCTCCAGTCTGTGTTGTCTGAATCGAGGGCAGACAGGTGCTCCAGGTGTATTCTCTACAAGGACAACAGAGGGTATCGTTCGTTACAATGTGATTCCGTCGATTAGCGTGACGGCAACCAGAGTTACAACGGGTTAAAGATTAGATAGAACATAATACAAATGCCTGGTGGCTTGCTTCAATTAGTGGGCGTAGGTGCTCAAAATGAGTTAGTCAATGGAAATCCTTCCATGACCCATTTTCGGGCGGTGTATCGCCGTCATACCAACTTTGCGATGGAACATATCCGTATGGGATTTACGGCATCCAATCTGGAGTTCTCTACGACAGGAACGCGCACAATTTCCTGTCGAATTGACCGGTATGCACAGTTGCTTCATGATTGTTATTTGTCACTGACGCTTCCCGATATTTGGTCTCCCCTCAAGTATCTGAATGGTGCAGTACCTCCTGCAGGATACGATCCTCGAACAAACTCGATTGGTTACGAGTTTCAGTGGATTGATAACATTGGATACAACTTGATTGACAACGTGACATTGACGATGAACGGACAGGTCATTCAGACTCTCCGCGGCGAGTGGTTGAAGATATACTCGTATCTCACGCACGACAAGAACAAGAGATTGATTGTTGACCAGATGGTGGGACATATCCCCGAGATGTATGACCCTGCGAATGCATTTGACCGACAGAACCAATATCCGCATGCTGTGAGTCCGACTGCCACTCCTTCGGCGTTGCCTGCGACGACAACACCCGAGCCGTCTATTCGGTCGCGTCAACTCATCATTCCTCTCCACTTTTGGTTCTGCGAGAATCCAGGGTTGTCTTTGCCGTTGGTCAGTCTTCAGAACTCGGAAGTCTACATCAATGTCACACTTCGCAATCTCAATGAGTTGTATACGGTTGTGGATGTGAACCCCAATGCAGTCGTTGCTGTTATCACGGGGGCAACGGGCAACGGAAGCAGTATCACCTACACAACTGCTTCCAATCACAACTTGACACAAGGAACAACTGTCTCGATTACAGCATTGACCAACAATCTCTTCAATCTGACAAGTGTCACCATCGCGTCTGTTCCTACTCCCAATACATTTACCATCACAAACAGCGCAACAGGCACTCTGACAGGTGAGAATGGATTTGTATCGGGTCCTGCGAGCAATCCGACCTATGGACAGCGTGTTCGCCCGACAAACTATCCCATGAACCTCTTCTTGTCTCCCCCGACATCTACGGGTCAGTCCAGCAATCCGACGGTTACGTCCTTTTACCCAGATCCCTATATCGAAGGAAACTTCATCTACCTGACGGAGATGGAGATGAACCAACTCGCACGAGCAGACCAAACGTTCCTTGTCAAGACAGTTCGTTATGTGAACCGAGAAGGTCAGTTTGGAGCAAACACTGATCTTGAAATACCCATGTTCAACCTGACAACTCGTCTTGTCTTTGCAGCACAGAGGTCGGACAGAATACTCGCAAACGACTGGGACAACTACACGAACTGGTTGGACCCGAAGCGTGCTCCTTGGACAGGAATCAGCACGGACGTTGCGACACAACTCTATACAACGGGTCAGCAACAGGTTACATCCGTCTACCCCAAGAACTCCATCGCAGACGGGTTGCTCCTATTTGATGCGAAGGAGCGATTCCAGACCAAACCGTTCCCATTCTTCTCGTTGCTTCAGATGTACAAGCATACGACGGGTGAACCGCCAGAACTTCCAGGTATTTTTCAATATTCCTTTGCATTGGACAACTCAGGTTACCAACCATCGGGTGCAGCAAACGGCAGTATGTACAACAAGGTCATCTTGCGACTCACTCTTCAGCAACCACTTCCCCTGTCGGTGTCTACGGGTGGAACAACAACCTCCACCATTGTCTGCGTGTTGAAGTCTACCCTGTTTGGTGCGAACCCTGTTGTGATTCCTGCCGCGCAGATTGGATTGTATGACCCGAGTGAACTCGTCTCTGTTGTCCAGACCAATGACAATGTCATCTTTGTCTACACCTACAATGTGGGTGTCTACGCAGAGTCCATTAACTTCTTGCGTATCGTCTCGGG